GGGGCCACCACGAGGTTGAACTTTGTGATGATGGATTTCATCCACGCATCTACGGACATCTTTGGGAAGTTGGCAATGACGTCCACGATGCCCACACTACCGCTTTGGTAGTTCACCATTTGCACGTAGGTGTTCACCCCGGATTCAATGGTTGCGCTCGTTACCCCGTAGACGTTTGTGTAGAACCGCAGTTCCTGGCCCTCCCCTAACGCTGCCCAAAAGTATCTGAAGTATTGCTCCGTAGTTCCCTTGGGGAAACTTACCTCATCGGTCAGAACCATCTGTGGCGTTTCCGCCACGGTCACAAACGAGTACGTCCCGGCTGCTGCTGCCGTCGTGACCTCCATCGCCCAAATGAACTGAAAAGTTCCTGTGAAAGGAGCCACAAAAACACCCGAGGCAAAGTGGTTATCAGGATCAAAGTTGGGTGCTGCTTCATTGGTAGGCAGGAAAGTATTGAGTAGGGATTCCTGGGATGTGATTGTCTGATCCGCAGCCAACCCTACTTTGGCAGAGTACGTATTGCGACCTACGACACGCTCCGTTTGCGTGCCTAAAAACATATAGATTTTCTCGAAATCGGCGGTGTCAAAAAAGTTGCTCTGCACCACGAATCCGCAACGCTTTACAATTTCGTTGAACAGCCATTTTACCTGAATCGCAGGACGGAATTGGAAGGGCCGCATCTGACGAATGCCATCTGCAAAGACCGCTGTGTTGGCTCCATAATATCCTGCTGGCACACCGTCACCCCACCATTGGCTTTCCTCGTCCTCGTTGTATACGTGCAACGCATTATCGGTCATCGGGTAAACAATTACCCCGGCCCCAACCGCACCAAACGTGATGTCATTTGTCAGCGTCCACGAATCGATGATGTTGGTGGCCGTGAGTGCGTGATCCAAATCGGTGTACGGGTTGATGTCGTCACCCCGAAAAAAGTCAGCCCAATTTTTGCCGCGTACCTTTTCAAACAAAGATGCCGTGGATGAGAATACCACGCACCTATACATCATCGCTTGGGTGTCTACCTCAAGCAGTTGCAGAACCCCTTGGAAGATGATTCTGCCATCGTTCAATACCTCGGCCGTAGTTTCCGCGTATGCGCTGAAGGTTCCCGTGGCGATGTTCGCCTCGTAATAATGCCCAAAGAATTGATTGTTCGTGCGCGTGAACGGCAGTTGGAACGTGTTGGAGTGCGGAGCTTGTACGGCTGTGAGGTCGGAAATATCCTGAATCTGAAAGTTCATTTCGACCGATGCGCCCACCAACTCCAACTCAACACCTCCCGATTCCGATTGCCCGTGTGCGTAAATCTGTACCATTAACGTAGTTGGAAGGTGCGTTTGCCGTCGCGGATTTCGAGGTCGTACTGAATCAACTTGTCATTCAGTTGCGTTTGGATGTCGAGGTCTTTGGTGTTCATCACCGTCGGAATCCAATTACCCAACTCGTAACGGAGGATACGCTGGGACAACAAAAGGTCTTTGAACACCGCGTTGTACGATTGCTCATAGAAGCCACTTGAAATGGAGTACGAACTTTCCATTTCCGTGTTGACCGTGCGTGTCCCACCATCGTTTGCGCTCCGTGCGTATGGAACTCCTGGCCCTGCCTGAAACCAATTTCCCCCAATGGTATCGTAATCCTGTTTCGACACCTTCACCTTGGGCTTTGTAGCATTCCGAAAGTTGATGTAATCCCACCCCCCGAGTGAGTTCCAAAAGGCCAACCGCGTGTACTCGTACTTGCATTCCTCATCGAGAAAGACCGTGTACGTTTGGCTCATCTTGGGGCTTCCCGTAAGTGTTCCCGATTTCAGGACGACGGTGTAATGTGTCCACCCGGCATTTGCACTCGGCCGCATCGAGGTGTTAATCGTTTGGGCCTCCAAGTTGGCCGGGTAGATGCCGATATACTGCAACTTGTTTGCGGCCGTGCTGGTCGCAGGGACGGTGAAATGGTGGCTGTTGAGTGCCGTGTTCCCCGAAAAGTATTGGATGTACACGTAGCGGTTTCCCGTGTATCCCGCGTTCACAAGTGTGACCGTGCCGTAGTCCTTTACCTGGGCATAGATGTCCGTAGGCAGGATGCTCGCAAATTTGCTCGTCGCACCATCCGGGATGAACGTATCGTTGATTCCTGCATCGTAGGGGCTGTATACCTGCTCGAATTGCGCGTTGACAAAGATGTCCGTGGTGCTAACTACGTTCAACACTTCCACGGGTTCGTCGTTGGCTGTGGCTGCTGATTCGTACCCAAACTTGATTGTGATTTCCTTGTACGCTTTGGTGAACCCGGTGAACATCGCCGATCCGTGGATGCCCTCATCCTGCTGCACGTAATCGCTTACGATGCGATGGATGTCAAACACCCCTGCATCGGCGGAGTTGGGCAGTTGCTTCAACTTCGCAAGCTCGGTTGCCCCATCAAACACTTGGCAGATATAGCGGAACTTGGGGTCGGTCACGTTCGTGCCGTCGTACACCACGTACACGGCCAAATCGTTTGCCCCAAGAATCGTGTGCGAAGGTTGATAGTTAATCGTCATCCTATTGATATTGTAAATGATACCGCCATTTCTTTAGGCATATTTTTGGTGAGGAAATCCTCCACATCCAACTTGAATGCCTTTTCCAATTTGGGTATCGCTTGGGTGTAAAGCATTGCAAATGGGTCGCTAATAAAGTACGTGGGTTTGATACCATAAAGGTACACGCTCCGTGCGATGCGCTTAACCATTTGCTGCCGAGGAACAAACCGCCCTCGGGCATCGCGTGTCTCGGGTAGTCCCTTGGCAATCGTCCACCTGTCAATGGCAGGAATCAGTTTGCCTTTCGGCCCCGTTCCTGATCCGAACTTAAACGGGCTGTTGGGGGCTTTCGCGTTGCTGGCAAAACCCTGCACCCCTTTGTCTACGTAGTTCCAATAGGGCGATTTCTTGAACGGGAATGTCAGCGTGAACCCTTTATCGCCCAATGGCATTTCCCACACCACATCCCTATACAGGTTGCCTGTGGCGTTCTTGTCCTCATTGTCGAGTGTCTCCCTGGCTATGGCCGCGATGCGATCGGCCGTGAGTGCCATTTCAGTATAGAGTTGCTTGCAGGAAAATGGCTTCAGCTCACCCTGCCACAACACCTGAAACTCAATAAAGGGCATCGCACAAGTTAATCGGGTTTGGAACGCTGATGTCTACCTCACACCCCCACCCCGTCAAAAGGTTATTAAACCTGGCTGTGAACGGGTTGAGGTTTAGCGGGAATCCTACCACCCACTTACCCGGCACAAACTGCCCCGAGGTGCTCGCTGCAAGGTTGAACTGCGCAATGATGTCGCGCATAATGAGGTGGGTTTCTGAATACACCTGAATTAAATCCACCCCCTGCTGTTCCTCAATTACGAGGTCTGCCACCACAAACTCGTACGTGAACGTCTCCGCATTCTCGCTCGTGCTGATGCGCGTGCATTGCGCATAGAAGAGCGGGTACATATCGATTGTGATTTTGTCGATGTCCAACTCATCCAATGCCACAGTGTAGAACGCCCGGATTTGGCTGTGGTTTGCAGCGAGGTTGCGCAGGATAGTGTCGATGTCAGATAGGGTTACCATTGATTGTGTTCTTGCTGGCGTTCAAATCGTTTTCGTATGCAAGGTAGGTAAGCACCTCCTCGATGCGCAGGTTCGTCACCGCTTCAAACCGGAGAATATCCCCTTGAGCCAATCCATGAATAACTTGATACCACCCCCACTTTGCGCCCATCTTGGATTGCTCCCCTGCGAAGACGGCTCCGTACCTCGCCCAAATACCTTCCCTGTATTGTAAAAAAAAACCATCGCCCCGAGTGCTACGTTCATCGGACACTCCAGCATCTTGTCGCGTTGGCCGGGTGACGGTTTGTAGGGTGCGATTTCATATAGCGGCCCCATCGAGGTCACGATTGGTCGGTACATAATCGCCAAGATTTCGGGCAGGTTTTCCCACACATCGCCCTTGCACGCTTCCTCAAGATCCACAAACTCACCCAGCGACAACTCACTCCAATCCGGGACGAACCCGTACTCCACGTTCCCGAGCGTAAACCTCGGAACAAGCGGGTACTCATCCATCTTGGGTGGCTGAATCAGTTTGCCCATAATGCGAGCGATTTTCGCTATGTCTGCGAATGCGATACGCTGCACCATAGGCCGAGGCAACCCGCACAAGATTTCAATACCCAAACGCACGGCCTCCATCCCTTCCTTGGGTGGGTCGTTGGCTTTTACGAGTTGGATGTATTTGCCGACGGTCACATCGGCCATCGATTCCGGTACTTGGATGCGTTTACGAGTAGACATAGTGGCCGGATTTTTTCATCAACTTATTGAGGCAAATGTACCTAACGGCATCCACGATGTGGTTGAATGCATCGACGGGTTGGTTCAATACCTTCCCGTTTTTGTCGGTCATCCACTTGTAGTTGCGGAACTCTTTTTGGGCGTTGAGGTCGGTGTCGCGCACGAAGATTCTGCACCTCCGCATATAGTCGATTCCTATCCTAACCGAATCCGGGCCTTTCTTGGCTGGCTTGATGTTGAACCCCATACGATGCAGTTCCTCGATGGATTTGGGTTCTGCGGAATCGGCTATGATTTCGGCTCTGCGGTCGATTCCCAACCGTCGCAGTTCCTCGGCTATATCGGCATTAGTCATCCGGGTTTGATACAGGATTTCCTCCACGTACAACGCATCCCCGAGTGTGTACACCCGCACTAACGAGGTAGGGTCATTGGCGTATCCCCAGTCCAACCCGTACGCTATGGGTTGAGCTTGTGCGGGCAACTCCGTATACAGCGAGTATTGGAAGATGGTCTCACGGGATTGCCCGCG